CGGAGGACTTAAGCAACTTAGTTGCTGTAGGCAAGACCACCCATACCAGACATCACGCGCAACACGTTGTAGTTAGGAGCGTAGACGCGGACCTTAGCAGTCTTGGTACCCTCAACGGTAGCGTTGGAGAGGACAAGCTGAAGGGTAGCGTTGTCGATACGGGAGAAGTTGCAGGAGCCAGAAGGCTGGTGCTCCTCAGGGCGAAGAGCGAAGGAGTACACGTTGATACCAGTGTCAGGGTTGCGGGTGTGATGCTGGTAAGGCTGCACCAAGTCGAAGTAGGTACCCTCGCGCTCAGAGAAGCGGTCCTGGCCGTTAAGCTGGAGCTTAGCGGTAACAACAGGGTTCTCACCCCAGCAGTGCATGTCAAGAGCGGTCTCAGCCATAACGAAGGAACCGGCATCAGACACACCAGACAGAGGATTGGAGAGAGCGTCGTTGAAGCCGCCAGTGGGACCCCCACCACCAGCAACGCTGTATCCATCACCGCTAGCAAGGCCGTTCTGACCCCAGTAGCCAGCTGCGCTCACATCGACAGCTCCAGGATCAGCGAAGAGACCGGAAGCGTTGATGTAGTCACCAGCGGAAACGCCAATGGATTGAGGACCAGCGAAGGCGTGGAGAGCGTTAGGGAGAGCATCGACAGCATCGGTGTAGTTGAAAGGCTGAGCACCGAGGGTCTTGTAAAGGAGGGAGCCTCCCTCAAGAGAGGAGCAGTAGTCCACGTTCTGGTCAGGCTGCACAACCCAGATCAGCTCCTTCACAGGGTGGTTGAAGTTGAGCTTGATCTTGTTGGAAGAGGAACCCACAGACTCGTCACCAGTGAACTGAAGCTGTTCAATGAGGTACTCGTGAGGGTTCTGTGCCATCCTGCGTCGCTCATCAGTGTCGAGGAACACGTAGTCGACGTAGAGGGAAGCAGCAACAAGAGACTGGTTGTAAGCGCCAGTCACCTTAACGTTACCGCTTGATTTGTCAAGAGCAGACACAGCCCACAAGCACTCGTCAATAGGGCGGATGTCAAGGTTGATGCGCACCTCGTGGTACTGAAGGGCAATCAAAGGCAAAGCAAGCCCAGGGTTGCGGCAGTACCAGAACTGGAAAGGCACGTAAAGGGTGGTCTCAGGAAGAGCATTGCGAGGAGCGCACACCTGGCGGGGAGCGGAGGAATCGCAAGGTCCATCGACGTTAGCGAAGGAAGGATCGCAGATGTAGGTAAGCTGGGTGGTGTTACCAACCATCTTGTAGTATCCACGCTCCTGTTCCTTGGAAAGGGTAAGCTGGTTCCAGATGTGCATCCAGTCACCGTACTGGCGATCGATGCGCTGGCCACCAATCTCAACCTCAACCTGAGCGATCATCTGCTCACCAGGGAAATCCAACCAGCGAGCGAACACTCCACCGGAGCTGCCCTTGAGCTGCTGGTTGATCTCAGGAAGAGTCACCTGCAAGTAGGTGCGGTAGGCAAGGTCACCGTTACGAGCAAGGGTGCAGGTAACACGGCGACCGAAATCAGCCTGGCCGTTGAAAGTCTGTTCAATAGACTCCATAGCAAAGTTTGTGTAGCGACGGTAAGTCACCTTCCAGAAAGTAATCTGAGGATTGCCCGTAAGATAAACATCCTGGGCGCCGTAAGCGACAAGTTGCATCCTTGGAGAGAGTGAGCTGGTTCCAGATGTGCATGTAGTCACCGTACTGGCGGTCAATGCGCTGGCCACCAACCTCGACCTCAACCTGAGCAATCATCTGCTCTCCAGGGAAATCAAGCCAGCGAGCAAACTTAGCAAGCTCCTGGTTGATTTCAGGAAGAGTCACCTGAAGGTAGGTGCGGTAAGCAAGGTCACCGTTACGGGCAAGAGTGCAGGTAACACGGCGGCCGAAATCAGCCTGGCCGTTGAAAGTCTGCTCAATTGACTCCATAGCGAAGTTAGTGTGGCGACGGTAGGTCACCTTCCAGAACGTAATCTGAGGATTACCGGTCAAGTACACATCCTGTGCACCGTAGGCTACGAGTTGCATAAG